TCCATTTATTCTATCAGTCATGCAAAATGCTTGGGACAAAGGACTATCTATTGGAGGTATGCCACCAATTAAGAACCTTGATTTACCCAACAAACCGCATGATATAGAAACTAACCCAGAGGCACTTAAAAAGTTTAAGAAGGATAGTGTCATAATCCACACAGAGAATAACCGAATGGTATCTAAAAGACTTTTGTATGCTAAAATTATATGGTTGGCAGAGAAGTTTAAAGACTATGCTACATTGTACTTTCCATTACAATTAGACTTTAGAGGCAGAGCTTATTGTGTACCTGCTTTTCTTAACTATCAGTCTATCAATGGTGCAAAAGCATTGCTTAATTTTAGTCAAGGTAAAGCTATCACTAAAGAGAACAGAGGTGTCTTTTGGTTAGCTGTACATGGTTCTAATATGTGGGGTAATGACAAGGTATCATTTGAGGACAGAGAGAAATGGTCTTACGATAACTTACAATGGATAACTGATTGTGCTGAAGACCCTATTGCTAATAGACAATGGGAAGACGCAGATAATCCTTTTCAATTTCTAGCATTTTGTGATGAATGGAAAAGATACCAAGAAACAGGTGATGGGTTTATCTCTCATATACCTGTCAATGTAGATGGTAGTTGTAATGGTTTACAAATCTATTCATTGTTATTGAAAGATAAAGTTGCAGGTAAGCTAGTTAATTGTTTGCCTAGTGAGATACCACAAGACATCTACCAATTAGTAGCTAACGAAGTAATTAAAACTTTGAAAGTGAAAGCTAGTGAGGGAGACCCATTGGCACAGAAATGGTTAGACTATGGTGTCAAGCGTTCAACTTGTAAACGACCTATTATGACAATCTGTTATGGGTCAACTAGATATTCTTGTACTGACTTTGTAGTAGAAGATTTAACTAAAAGAAAAGACAAAGGAGAAATGCACCCATTTGATGACATGTTCAAACCTGCAACATATCTGTCTAAAATTATTTGGGCGAGTATAGGTGAAAACTTAAAATCTGCTAGGGTTGGTATGGACTACTTACAAAACAATGCAAAGGTAATTGCGAAAGAGGGTATTCCTATTCATTGGGTTACACCTGTTGGCTTTCCAGTGTTTCAATATTACCCAGAAATGAAAAGTAAAAGAGTACGTTCTCATTTGATGGGAGAGGTGTTTGCACCACAGATAAAAGAGGAGACAAAAGAAACTGACAAGTTGAGAAGTAGAAATGCTGTTGCGGCAAACTACGTTCATAGCTTGGATAGTGCTTGTATGATTAAAACTGTCAATATTGCAAAAGCAAAAGGTATTGATAATTTTTGTAATGTGCATGACAGCTTTGCAACACATGCGTGTGATGTAGATAAGCTAAATCTATCTATCAGAGAAGCCTTTGTAGAAACCTTTAGCAAAGACTTATTAGGTAAGTTTAAGGTAGATGTGGGCAGACTGTTAGATGATGAGACTAGAGGCAAACTACCTACAATCCCTGAAAGTGGAGACTTGGAGTTAGATTTACTGTATCAATCCAAGTTTTTCTTTGCCTAAACCTATGCACTAGCGGATAGTAAAGTTACACTATTAGTAAATCAACAATCAAAAGAGAAAACACAGAGAACAACAACAATAAGGAAAACTATGAGTAAACAAACATACAACAAAATTGTAACACCTGTAGGTGTATCACAGTATTGTTGGTTAAATACGCCTGACACTAAATTTGATAAGGAGAATGGTGGTCACTTTAAGACTAACTTAATCATCAAAGGGTCAGACGCACAATCACTTATCAAATCTATTAATGATGAGATGAAAGTATCTTTAGAAATGGCAAAAGAAAAGTCTAAAGGTAAACCTCCAAAAACAGCAAACATGCCTTTTGAAGAAGAGTATGTAGAAGGTAAACCAACTGGAAACGTAATCTTTAAATTCAAAGCTAAAGCAAAAATTATGATGAAGTCTGGTGACGTAATAGACATCAAGATACCAATTTTTGATAGCAAAGGAACACCTATGAAAGAGCAAGTATGGTCAGGTTCAGAAATGAAAGTTTCTGCTGACATGATACCTTACTACACTGCAATGGCAGGTGCAGGTGTTTCATTGAGATTAAAGGCAGTGCAGATAACTAAATTAGTTGAAGGCGGAGCAGGTGCAGGAGCAAAAGGGCATGGCTTTGACGAAATTAAAGATGGTTATGTTGCACCAGAAGTAGAAACATTTGAGAATGAAGTACAGCAAAGCGAAACTGACTTCTAATCAAGTAGGACTTAAATATGGTTTTAGGTCTGGGCTAGAAATAGCTATCTCACAAGAGTTAGACGCTAATAGTGTAAAGTATGATTATGAGAAGGTTAAACTAACGTATGTTAAACCACAGAAAGCTCATTCTTATACCCCAGACTTTTACCTTAAAGAACAAGATATATTTATAGAAACAAAAGGATTGTTTACTTCAGCAGACAGACAAAAAATGCGTCTTGTCAAAGAACAACACCCAGAGAAAGACATTAGATTTGTCTTTAGTAATTCACGAAGCAGAATATCAAAAAAGTCTTCAACAACTTACGCTATGTGGTGTGACAAGTATGGTTTTAAATATGCTGACAAACATATTCCATTGGAGTGGTTAAATGGACAATAATTACAGAGCAAGAACCGATTTTATTGTTGTGCATTCAACTAAAACAAAATCTAATCAAGACTTAAATGCAAAGGATATAACTTTGCTACATAGGAAAGAAGGTTTCTTTCATAACGCTTTTCATTTTATAATTAAAAGAGATGGTACAATAGAAGAAGGAAGACCAGAGGATATGTCTGGTGCTATATTGCCTATTAATCAGCCTTTAATTACTAACCAAAATTCCATAGCGATAGCTTTAGTCGGCGGATTAGCTGATGATGGAAAAAGTCTCGACACTAACTTCACATACCTACAATACGCATCTTTGCGTGAACTTGTAAAAAGGTTGAAAGTGAAGTACAAAGTTGAGGTAGTGGGTTGCAGAAATGCAATTAACTCTAAATCGTGTATGTCTTTTGATGTACACTCGATTGTTGATTGAGACGCTTCTAGTTAGAAATAGCTAGAGGCGTTTCGTATTTATGGGGTAATGGAGGGAGACTGAAATTACCCTTTCCCCAAATATATCACCCAAAAAATTTTATGACCCAAACCGAAAGTGAATTTTTATATCACACATCATGTGACAACTGCAATTCTTCAGATGCAAATTCTGTTTACTCTGACGGACATGCTTATTGTTTTTCATGTAACACAACAACACAAGGACAATCAACAATGGAGTTAACACCAATTACAAAACAAGAAAGTAATTTTATCAAAGGCGAACACTTGCCTCTCAATAAAAGAAAAATTAATTTAGACACAGTACAAAAATATAACTATCAAGTAGGTGCATGGTTTGCACGTCCTTGCCATATTGCTAATTATTATAATGATAGCAAAGAGTTAGTTGCACAAAAATTAAGATACCCTTCCAAAGATTTTCAATGGTTAGGCAATCCAAAAGAAGCAGGATTGTTTGGACAAGAAACTTGTAAAGGACGTGGAAAATATTTGACAGTCTGCGAAGGAGAAATAGATGCTCTTACAATGTCGCAAAGCATGGATAACAACAAATGGGACGTTGTGTCTATTAAGACAGGTGCGGCAGGTGCAAAAAAAGATATTCAAAAGTCACTAGAATTCTTGGAGGGTTATGAGAATGTAATCTTTATGTTCGACCAAGACGAACATGGGCAAAAGGCGGCGTTAGAATGTGCAAAACTTTTAACTCCTAATAAAGCCAAGATTGCTTCTCTACCACTTAAAGACCCTAACGAAATGTTACTTGCAGGTAAGCAAGATAAATTAGTTAAAGCTATGTGGGACGCAAAACCATATAGACCTGATGGTATTGTTTTAGGTTCAGAAATCTTTGATGACATAATGAAAGAAGATAACTATGTCACTGCACAATACCCTTTTAAATCTCTTAATGATAAGACACATGGATTAAGAAAAGGTGAACTAACAACTATCACAGCAGGTACAGGTGTAGGTAAATCATCTTTCTGTCGTCATGTAGCATTAGATTTATTAAAACAAGATTTTGGTGTTGGCTACATTGCATTAGAAGAAAGTATTAAACGAAGTGCGTTAGGTATCATGGGTGTACACCTGAAGAAACCTTTGCATTTAACAAGAGAAGGAATAAGTGAGACACAACTACAGGAAACTTTTAAATCTACTATTGGTAATGGGAATTTTTATTTATATAACCATTTTGGCAACACAGTCGCCGATAGCCTTCTTAACAAAATAAGATACCTAGCAAAGTCATGTGAAGTAGACTTTGTAGTATTAGACCATTTACACATGGCATTGTCTGCACTTGGAGACGAACACACAAGTGATGAAAGAAAACTAATTGATTACTTTGTAAGTAAATTAAGAACACTTGTAGAAGAAACAGGTATAGGAGTTATTCTTATATCACATCTTCGTAGGTCAGAAGGCGACAAAGGTTTTGAAGATGGCAAAGAAGTTACTATGAATAGTCTTCGTGGTTCAGCTTCTATAGGTCAGTTATCAGATTTAATTATTGGTATTAATAGAGATATTAAGTCAGATAAAAAATTAGCAAATCTAACAATACTAAAGAATAGGTTTAGCGGTGAAACAGGTAAAGCCTGTACATTGTTATATGATTTAGACACTGGTTGTCTGTCAGAAACAACACCTGACGTATTAGATGACTACTAAAAGAGTTACGGCAAAGCAAAAGAAAGATGCTTTGTTTTGGTCTGGTCTAGTTGCAGACGCACTAGCAAAAGTAAAATCAACACACAAACCACAAGTAATAAAGATAGGGAGTATTAAGACTGCTTTTATGTTGCAAGACACACTAACTTCTATGGCGTTAAGCGGAGAAGAGGCGGCTTGGAAGATAGAAGTAGAATTACAAACATTACATTAATTATGAAATTACCAAATATAAATAAGAAAATATTAGACGCACCATTTGTGCATTGCTATTGGAAAGATATTAATAGCTCTGCAATTTGGACTTCATTAAAAGAAGCTAAAGCAAGTAAAGTTACAATTTGTATTACAGCAGGTTGGCTTTTAAGAGCAGACAAAGATGTGCATGTAATTGCAGGTGATGTTAACTTTAATGATGATGGCACATTAGGTGACGTAGGTAACGTAACTACTATGCCTTCAGTAAACGTATTAAAGATTAAGAAGGTATCAGTTTGAGATACGTCTTTGATATAGAAACAAATGGATTTCTACATTTATGCGATAAGGTACATTGCATTGTACTTAAAAACATAGACACAGGAGAGATACTTACACCTAGCAATGAAGACGCTATTAAACTTTTAGAAGAAGCAGAGCTTATCATAGGTCACAACATTATTAAGTTTGATATTCCTGTATTAGAACGATTACATTCCGCTACATTTAAGGGCAAAATTTTCGACACATTAGTGGGTACTAGATTAGTATTTGCAGACATTAAAGAAAGTGATTTTTCAAAAAAAGATTTTCCAAAAGATTGTATAGGTAAACACTCATTAAAAGCATGGGGTAATAGAATAGGTGAGTACAAAGAACAGATAGAAACTGACTGGCAAACATTCACACCTGAAATGCTTGAGTATTGTAAGCAAGATACAGAAGTTACTTACAAACTATACAAAGTTTTAGAAGAAAAAGGTTACTCCCAAGAGGCTATGGATTTAGAACATGAAGTAGCCTCACTAATATTTAAACAAGAACAACATGGCTTTACGTTTGACAGAGAAAAAGCAGAAGCATTATCTGTTAAATTAAAAGCAAGACAAGCAGAGTTAGCTGAAGAATTACAAGGTGTGTTTGAACCTATCGTAACTGAAAGATGGTCTACAAAAACAGGTAAGAGATTAAAAGACCAAGTTACTGTATTCAATCCATCAAGCAGACATCATGTAGCACAAAGATTAAAAGATAAGTATGGTTGGGACGCACAAGAGTTTACCAGTGATGGTAAAGCTAAATTAGATGACAGTATATTATCTAAACTTCCATATCCTGAAGCTAAAATATTATGTGAAACTTTTTTATTAACTAAAAGAATTGCACAAATAGCTACAGGCTCACAAGCATGGTTGAAACATGAACGTAATGGTAAAATTCATGGCACATGTAATACAAACTCTTGTGTAACATCAAGAGCTTCACATTCGTTTCCAAATTTAGGACAGGTCGTTAGTACGTCTGCACCTTATGGTAAAGAATGTAGAGAATTATTTACAGTACCAGAAGGTAAACGATTAGTGGGTATAGACGTAAGCTCTTTAGAAGTGATGATGCTTTGTCACTTCATGTCAAAGTTTGACAATGGTGCATACACTAAAGTTGCACTTGAAGGTGACATACACACAGAGACACAGAAACTAGCAGGGTTAGACAGCAGAGATTTAGCAAAGCGTTTTTACTATTGCTTTTTATATGGGGGAAGTGTCAAAAAAATTGCTGAAGTAATTAACAAACCATTCAAAGAAGCAGGAAAGATTAAGAAAAGATTTTTAAATAACTTACCTGCATTACATAAACTTATAGAAGGAGTACAGTCTGCGGCTGAACGTGGTTATCTAAATGGTTTAGACAAAAGACAAATCAAAGTTCGTAATAGTTACTCGGCACTTAACACATTGTTACAAAGTGCAGGTGCAATCCTATGTAAGAGATGGCTAGTAGAATTTAACAAAGAGATAAAGAAATTTAAAAACGCACAACAAGTTGTATGGGTACATGATGAGATACAAGTTGAGTGTGAAGAACAAGACGCTGAAGACATTGGTAAGATAGCAGTAGAATGTATTAAACGTGCAGGTGAACACTTCCAATTAAGAG